TTTATCATCCTCGTTATCACTACCTTTGTCATCACCTCCTTCAATGTCTTCATCTTTATTGTCTTCATTAGAAGACTTATCATCTTTATCTTCATTCTTATCATCCTCCACAATATCACCAAAGGACTCAAGCATTTCCCCTATCTCACTCTTTACATCTTTTACATCTTCATTCTCATTACTCATTTCGCTAACCTCCAGTTAATTTAATTTTTAAATGATCTTTATTTTACAGATAACTGTCTCCAAACTTCCTTCCAATAACCATACTCAGTATCACCATCACCTCCTATATTAACCAATGCTATTACATCATCTTGTTGTGCAGCAAAGTCGGATAATGCAGGTAGTTGATTAAGGTATAGTTTACCATCTTCCTTAATACCGTCTTTAAATGTTATATCATTATCTTGAAATATAAAGATTTTAATCTGTCCTTCTACTCCACCTCTAATATACTCAATAGTAGAAGCACCTATTCCTGACAGTAAGGCAATCTCAAGTTTCAAAGCACTTAAGTCAGTACCTACTACCAAAGCTGTATCACCTGCTGAAATTGATACTTCAGTAGTAGTTATATTACTTGATTCACTTTCTATATTATTTATAGCTACTCTATTTGCTCTAATATAGGCAGGTATTTCAGATACCAATACCTGATCAGTTGGGCTATTTACGTCTAGACTCATCTTTATTATCCTCCAATACTTGGATTAGTATGTCAGGAATACTTAGGAAGTAATTAACTGCTTTTCTCCTACCTTTTATATCTCCTAAATGTATCAATGTTTCAGATGAGTTAGGTACTACTATACCACCTGAATCATCATTGTGGGTTTCACCCACTATGTCATACTCAAGCTGTGCATTGTTAGCTAAGGTAGTTAGTTCATCTACTATATCTTTCCAGATGAAAGAATCCTTAAATTCCTCTAATTGACTTTTAGTTGATCTCACCATCACTATACTCCTGTTGGTACTAAGTTACCTTTCTGCACCTGATCAACGACTTGCTCATCAGGCATTGTTTGACCTTGGACCCTCCCTAAATTACGTCTAAAGTCCTCTACATTCTTCGCACCTAGTTGCTGCGCTATATACATAAAGATTCTTGTAACATCAAACTGTTGCATAAGCTCAGGATTAGTACCTATTGTCTTAAACATATCTATCCATGCAGAAGAGAAGTTTCCACCAGGTATTGAACCATCTCTTACTATTAAGTCATAGTTAATAGATAAGTCATAAGGAGTTACTCTTACATTTTGTTTATCTCCGAATATACCTTTAAGTTGCTCAGCACGACTACCTGCTAGCTTAACATAAGTATCTTGTGACATATACTGTTGTGTATGAACAGCGAACATATTACCTATGTCTTGCATAAACTGAAGACCGATTATCATAGCCATTCGTTGGAGTCTTGAAATAGCAGAGCCTCGTGTACCTTGAAACTCAGCACCTGTTAATCTCTCAGGACCACCTTGCCGTAAGGAGCCTTGCATAGATTGATCAGCCCCACTAATCCTATCCATCAAGCCAGTAAGCCAACCTGCATCACCTATGTTATTTCTAGTAATGTCATTTACTTGGAGTTGTTGAACTACTTTGTCAACACCTCTTCCCCATGCAGGACGTCGTAATCTAATAAGTTTGCCAGGTTCTGGAGATTTTAAATCTTCTATATTAACTAAGTAAGGGTCAACTATCAGCATGTCATTTATAGCTTTTTTGACATTAGCTATATGCGAATTAAAAAGAAAGTCTAACGTATGCTGTAGACCATAAAGAACTTCCATCCTACCTATTGGTGTAATCGAATACCCATCATAATCAGGACTAGCTACTGCAATAGGATACATTCCATGATTGTGGTCAGCTTTTTCACATGCTATAATTACATCATCTGCAGCTAACTCAAAGAACCATTTCTCAGGGTATTCACTATTACCTAATCCCCAGTCTTTGGGAATTAAATTGATATACATCTTAATAGTATCTACTGGATTAGTAGTATCATCTAATGACTTATTCCTATCAGTACTACCTCCAAACTTTTTCTCTCTATCACTTTGATCTAAGGCCAAAGTAGACTTCTTATTATTCTTAGATTTTAAATACCTAACATTAAATAAGTTTGAACTAGGACTATTTTCCTCACCTAGGAGATTCATGTAGTTATCACGATCTACCCAACCTATGAACTCACCATCTTGAATATGGTCACTTGAAACAGATGGATCAGGAAGCCACATGTAAGGATCTATGTTACTGAGGTCATTACCTTCAAATAACAAAGCATCAACCATTGTAGACTGATTCTGTGTCTCTTCACCTATATCAGATAATGTAATTATAGATGACTTAACCGCCTTACGCCCGTAATGAGTCTTCCACCCAGGGATCCCAATTCCTACACCATAACCTAAGGAATCCCTCAAAACTGTATGTACTGCCAAGGGGACCTTATTCTTAATGCAATGTAGTTTAACTACCAACTCCATTAACATAGCACCTTGAGTGTCATCATCTTCAACCCCTTCATATTGGAACATAGGGTCCTGAAAGAAAGCCATTGAGAGATAAGTTAGTAATGCCTCAAGCATTGAGTAAGAATAAGGAAATACTATCGATACCGGTTTAGTAGTATCCTTCTTCTTAAGCTGTTCTTCTTTATCCTTCAAAGGAATGTAAGTAGTCAAAGTCTTATCTATCTCACGCCAAGAATCAAACCTTTTAGAAATCTCATTGCGAGAAGCCCTAGCTCTCTGCCAGATTTTATTACGTAGCTTATTATGAAAATCAGAATCTGGTTTAAGATCTAAGTTATTAGGATAATTATAGTTAAAATTCTTACTATTATAAATATCCTCTTTCCAGGTTGATGGCTCACCCGTTACAATGTAAGGCATTGTTATCTCCTTATGGTCTGAACATTTTATCTACTGTGTATAAAGTATGCCAGTCTAATAATATTACCTCATTATCTATTTCAGAAGCAGTTGCAGCTATTCTTCGTAACCTACCTCCAAGTAATTCATGAGGTTGTATTTCATTACCTACTCCATCTATATCATAGTCAATAACGAAAGATAGTTCATAAAGATCATATTGAGCAATCCTTCCAACTACTAATATTTGCTCTACATCTACATCATTAGATGTAATAGGTACTGGTTCTCCTTCGGGAGAATGTTCCCAAGAGAATCTCATCTGAAATCTGTCACCTGCATCTTCAGCTGCTGCTAAAGCTATATAGATGTGGAAGGTTATGTCAGACTTTCCATCCCAACGACCTGGAACTGTTTCTCTAAAATATATTTCTTCATCATCTGCTGAATAGATAGGGAATGAATATCCTTTGTAAACACCTAAACTAACTTGAGTAGGTTTAGAATGAGCTAATTGAGCAACTGAATCCATTTCAGGACGAAGAGTTAGAGTTCGTTTAGCAGTACCATGTAAGGTTAATACACCACTATCTGTTATATCTATGTAATTAGCTGCTCCACCTATATGTGCTCCACCAGGTATTGTCTCTTTATCTGAATCATCTATTAAAACATTAGAACCTTGAATCTTCCTTGCTCCACCATCTCCACGAACTACTGCATTATCAGGTATTACATTAGTAGATGAAACCACTTCACCTATTGCTGGCATATCATCTTTACGTAAGACGTCACTACCATCTACTGGTGCAGATGTACAAGATATAGGGTCTTCTACTTCTATAGACTTATCATAGTCTCCATCATCATACTGGAGAATATCAGTATTTCCACCTATTCTAATCTGTCTTAAAGCCATAATTTAATCCAGTTCGTTTTATTAATAAATGATCTTAAAGTCCAAGTAGTTTATTATTAACTGCCCTTTCAAGCTTACTAACAGTACTTGTCAAGTTATCTATTTTAGTACCTATTATTTGTGTACATGATAATCTTCTTTCCTCACAAGTCTCTTCATGTACTTTTCCATTACTGCCTAAAACTTTGCCTACTGCTCCTGACACACCAGCTATAACAATCCCACCTAATATACATACAGTATTCTCAACAGACATTATATAGTCCTCCAATCTTCCATTGGTTTCTCGTATTTAAGTTCATTGTATTCAGACTCTACATCATTTGGGTTTTCTTTAGGACTGAAATATCTCTCACCTAATTCAAGCATTTCTATTAAATAAGCCTCAGCATCCATTATGTCCCAAAGAGCAGAACGAGGAAACATCATTAGTTGAGCTTCTAACTTCTTCATGTTAGCACAAGAGGCATTGTGGTAGATGTAACCTCCTCTGTAGTAAGGCACAAGTTCCTTAATACGAAGTTCCTTCTTCATCCCTCCACGTGCTTTGAGCCAGATTAGCTCATAGAAACTTCCTCGACGGAACATCTCGTTTTTAATAGGCTGTTTAATAAACTCATTAAGGGATGTCTCCTCAATCCCTATTACTTTTGCATCTAGCATTATAGCCATTCCGAACAAGGCATCATAGATCTCATTCGGATACATCTTGGCTGAGATTACGTCTCTGATGAAAACCTTAGAGCTTGCTAAGTCAATGCCTATTCCGATGATGGCTGACTCGGCCGAGTGGATCTTGACCGTTTTGGCAGGGTCGAGAATTACTACTGTTTCAATGTTCTGGTTCTTCTGCACATCTACATCGAGAGTCTCGATGTCAAGTTCATTCTTAGCCTTACCAAATGGTAAGTTATAGTAATGAAAGTACTCAGCTCTGAATGCAGAGTCCTTCGTCGATATAGGAAGATTCCTTAACTCACGAAAGAATACATCTGTCTTACCTGCCTCAACATGCTGATTCCATTCCTTCATTATGTCTTCATCGCTAATGAACCCCGGAGCTGTTGATTTGAAGTTGTCGTCACAGGCCTCAAGTCGTACAGAGGCCCACTCATTCGAATCAAGCAAATGCTG